AACACATTTTTAGGTTTTCTTGATGGTTATAACATTACTTCTGGTTCTGGTAATACCATCATTGGTCGCTACAACGGCAACCAAGGCGGTGTAGACATCCGTACTTTAAGCAACCAAATTGTTATATCTGATGGTGACGGCAATCCTAGAATTTGGGGTAACGCTAGCGGTATTGTTGCTCTTGGAAAAACAGATTTTGAAAATAGTTCTAACGGTACAATGGCAATTCCTGGTGTTACTGGGTATTTGTCTGTTGTTAATACAACTACAGATAATTCGTCTGCAAGGGTTTTGTATTTAAACAGACAAGGTTCTGACGGCACTATTATTCAATTTGACCAAGCTGGTACTACTGAAGGTTCTGTATCTGTATCAGGCACTACCGTTTCCTACAACGGTGGTCACTTGGCTCGTTGGTCACAATTACCTGACGGTTCTAAAGACGAAACAATATTAAAAGGAACTGTACTATCTAACCTTGACGATATGTGCGTATGGGTTAAAGATGGTGAAGTTTTGCCAAACGAACAGCTAAACAAAATGAAAGTATCGGATGTAGAAGGCGATACTAATGTGGCTGGCGTGTTTGTAAATTGGACTTCTGATGAAGATTGCAACAGCGATGACATAAATATTGCTATGACAGGCGATATGATTATCCGCATTGCAGAGGGTGTTGTAGTGCAGAAAGGCGATTTGTTAATGTCTGCTGGTGATGGTACTGCCAAGCCACAAGGTGATGATATTGTTCGCAGCAAAACAATTGCTAAAGTAACTTCAAATTATGTAACTTGCACATACGCAGACGGCTCATATTGCGTACCTTGTGTGCTAATGGCTTGCTAAAAGGAGAATTAAATGACTGATGACAACAAACCAACCGCAGAAGAAATTGCTCGCCACTATGCGGCGTGTATGGACTCAGTTAACCTCATCAATGCTGGCAAGCCCGAAAAGATGGAAGATGCTGAGTGGGCAGATTGCTTGTCACGCAACAAAGAGCATTTGAAGATCATGCTGGCAAAAGACTTTTGGACAAATGAAGATTTGGCTCCACTACAGGCGGCAAGTGAATGACCGACTCCACAGAGACCAGGCTGGCGGTGCATGAGGCCGTTTGCAGTGAGCGATACAAGATGATCTCTGACTCTTTGACAAAAGGTTCAGAGCGCATGACCAAGATCGAGTATTTGCTCTACGCCGTGATCGTGGCCGTCTTGCTGGGTCCTGGTGCGGCTGCATCTCTGTTTGCAAAGATCTTTGGTTTGTAAGATGTGGACCCCATCAGTATTTTGCTTATGGCCTCAAGCGCATTCAGCGCTATCAAGCAGGGCATTGCAACGTACAAGGATGTTAAGAATACCGCCGGTGACGTTAAGAAGATCGTCAACGAGATTGCTGGGATGTTTGGGCCAAACCCAACCAAAGAGCAAAAGAAGCAGATCGTTGCCGAACAAAAGCGCGTGCAAGAAGTCGCTGCCTATGACCCCAACCAGGTCATGGGAGACATTGCAAAGCGCTTGGGTGAATTCATGCGGCACCAGCAGCAGATCCAAGACTACTACCTTGAGGAAGAGCGCAAGTCAAAAGAGGAGGTCTATGACGGTGCAGACTCTCTGGCAGAGCGTGCCTTGCAGCGTACCCTTGTGCTCACCCAGTTAAGGCAGATGGAGACTGACTTGCGCGAGCAAATGGTTTATCAGTCACCCAAAGAGCTTGGAAACCTGTGGACCAGGTTTAATGAGATGCGTGAGCAGATTTCAGTTGAGCAAGAGCAGGCCAGGGCAGTGCGAGATCAACGTGAGGCGCAGGCGAAATGGCAACGAAGACGGGTAATCGCGGACCTGCAAGACAAAGCAATTTACCTGGCAGCCGCCTTGTTGATAATCGTGTATCTCAGCGTGTTTTGGTCACTCCTAGTGATGGACCGAAAGACAAGATGGGGTTTTTAATTGCACTTATCGCCATGGTCCTGGTGTTTTGCCTGATGCTGCCGGTGATCTCAATCATTTATTTTGATACCCTGGCGGTGCAAAAGGAAAGCAAAGCCCAGATTGATCGCATGGAAAGGCTGCGCAAGCAGCTCGAGGAAGATCGAAAGAAGATGGACCAGGCCAACAGAAAGGAAGACTGAATGAGAATGCTGCTTTGTCTGACCATCATGGCGCTTGCTGGGTGCGAGGATCGGTATCGTTACGTCTGCCAGAATCCCAACAATTTTGAGTTGAAAGAGTGCCAGAAACCTCAGTGTCAATTCACTCAGACGTGTCCAGAATATCTTGTTGCCCCAGTGCTTGAAAAGAAGGTGGAACCCGATGTTGTCAAATCAAAGTAAATACAGCCCCGAAGAGATCGAGGTCCGAATCTGGGGCTTTGTTGTGGTGATGATTACCATCATCCTGTTTGGCATTGTGATCGCCTTGCTCTACAGCGTGACGTTTGTCACCCAACCCATCAAGTCCATGGCGCCCATCGACCAGGCTTACACCAAGATGTTGAACGACATCGTGCTGCTCATTGTTGGCGGCATCGGTGGCATTGTGGGCAAGCGTGCGGTGGGGGCCGTCAGCGCAGCGATAAACCCTACACCGGCACCTACACCTGTCCCGGCTGCACCAGCGCCTTCTAGCCCTGTTTCTGCACCTCCCAGCGGTGCTCTGCCAGTCTGGATCAATCCACCCCTGGATGAGAACTGGACACCTCCACCTCCACCTACTACGCCACCCGAGCACTTGGAACCCGATCACGTCCGCGAGGAGATCGCGGCAGCAAGACGTGAGGCTGGGCAGTGAATCCATATCTGATCATTGCGGCCATGATTGCCATTGGCGGTGCTTATGGTTACGGCCACCACTCTGGCTATGCTGACCGGGACGCTGAGATGCAGGCTCACATTGCCAAGCTCAATGAAGAGTCACGCGCCAAAGAGCAAGAGCTGGCAAGCTCACTGAATAATCAAACTGAAACCCTGCGAAAGGCCAAGAATGAGATCAACAAGAAACAGTCTGACATTAATAATCTTATTGATGCTAACCAGTTGCGCCTCCCGGTCCCGTCCACCCCAAGTTGCGTATCAGCCACCCCAGATGCCAGCCCTGCCGTCAGAGATCGGGGAGAAGAAAGACCCGACCCTTACCGAGAGGCTATTAAAAGTATTGTCGCCATCGCCATCGAGGGAGACAGAAACACCGTCCAGCTCAACGCCTGCATCGACACCTACAACAAAGTGAGAGAGGCTATCAATGGTAAATAGTGATCAACTCAAAAAGCTGCACATTGGCCCTGAGTGGGTTGATGCGCTCAATGAAACCTTTGGCAGGTTCAACATCTCCACCAAGCGCCAGCAGGCTGCATTCATTGGTCAATGCGGCCATGAGTGTGGGAACTTCAAGGTGCTGCAAGAGAACTTGAACTACCGCGCTGCCACCTTGATGAAGTTGTGGCCCAAGCGTTTCCCCACTCTTGACGTTGCCAACCAGTACGCGGGTCAGCCCAGCAAGATCGCCAACAAGGTCTACTGTGATCGCATGGGAAACCGCAACGAGGCATCAGGGGACGCCGCCAGGTTTATTGGCAGAGGTTGCATCCAATTGACCGGGCATTCAAATTATTTTCACGCAGGCCAAGCCCTGGGCGTTGACTTTGTCATGCAGCCCGAGCTGGTTGCCACTCCCAAGTACGCTGCTTTGACGGCAGGTTGGTTCTGGGCAACCCATGACTGCAACCGCCTGGCAGAGGCAGGGGACTGGGCAGCACTCACGAAGAAGATCAACGGTGGGACAATTGGACTCGAAGATCGAATTAAACACACCAATGAGGCCTTGGCAGTCCTGACATGACAAACCTGTACCAGCAGCTCGAAACCCCGGCGCCGCCAGATCTGCCCTCACCGGGTCAGGTCTATGACGAGCGCCTGACTGCGCAATCCCATCGCGGCTTGCTGGTGTACTTTCGCAAGCTGACCAATATCCTGTCAACGGTTCTTGGGCCGCGAGGTGGCAAGTACTTGAACGTACCTTATGGGGCTTTTCAAGACTCAACCGACCAGACGGCAGCCAACACCACAACGGCCTATGCCATCACATTTGACACAACTGACTATTCAAATGGGGTTACTCTGTCAAATACCTCGCGTCTGAACGTGTCGCAGGGCGGTTTGTACAACGTGCAATTCAGCATTCAATTCAAAAACACCACGAATGGCACACAAGACGCTGAGGTCTGGTTCCGCAAAAATGGAACTGACATTGACAAGTCCAACTCAAGGTTTGGATTGGCCCCAAGAAAAAGCGCCGGTGATCCATCTCACACTGTTGCGGCCTTGAACTACTTTGTGGATCTGTCTGAGAACGATTATTTGCAGCTCATGTGGAGGCCATCAGATGTTGGCGTCTCCATTGAGCAGTACCCTGCCGGGACCAGCCCGACCCGGCCAGCGGTTCCCTCAGTCATTGCCACTGTGAGTTTTGTCTCGAATCTTTCCGCATAATCCCATCATGGCACTCACCACACTCAGAATCCCCCCAGGCGTGTACCGCAACGGCACTGAATATCAGTCAGCCGGGCGGTGGTTTGACGCAAACCTGGTGCGCTGGTTTGAGGGGACTTTGCGTCCCATTGGTGGATGGCGCAAGAGATCGGCATCCCAGCTCACCGGGTCATGCCGTGGACTGATCACCTGGCGCGACAACTCAGGGGACCGCTGGATCGCTGCCGGTACGAATTCCAAGCTGTACGTAATGAATGAGTCAGGCACTCTTAAAGACATTACGCCATCAGGATTGACTGCTGGCATTGCTGATGCGACTACTAAGACAGGTTACGGTTACTCCACCTATGGAACGTCTGCCTATGGCATCCAAAGGCCAGATACTGGCAGCATCACGCCAGCCACGACCTGGAGTCTGGATACTTGGGGCGAGTACCTGGTCGCCTGCTCAGACGCTGATGGAAAGCTCTATGAGTGGCAGTTGGGATTCTCAACACCAACCCTGGCCGCTGCCATCACCAACGCGCCAACGAGCTGCAATGCCGTGATGACAACGGCAGAGCGCTTTGTCTTTGCCTTGGGCGCTGGTGGCAATCCTCGCAAGGTGCAGTGGTGTGACCAAGAGAACAACACTACTTGGACACCGGCAGCCACCAACCAGGCAGGTGACTTTGAGCTGCAAACTGTCGGGTCACTGAAGGCAGGCAAGCGCGTGCGCGGTGTCAATTTGCTTTTCACTGATGTCGATGTCCACGTCAGCACCTACATTGGTTTGCCTTACGTCTACTCTTTTGAGAAGGCCGGATCTGGTTGTGGCTTGATCTCTTCCCAGGCCGTTGCGGCCATTGATACGGCTGCGATCTGGATGAGCAAGTCAGGGTTCTGGGTCTATGACGGGTATGTCAAGCCACTGGTGTCTGACGTTGGGGACTACATCTTCCAAAACATCAACTACAACCAGGCCAGCAAGATCTACTCAGTCCATAACTCCAAGTATGGCGAGATCATTTGGTTCTATCCATCAAGCCAGTCAAACGAGAACGACTCCTACGTCACATACAACTACCGCGAGAACCACTGGGCAATTGGCAGCCTGGCTCGCACGG